AGGCCAGGGAGCGGTGCCGGGCACCGAACCGGCAGGTTTGGTCGCGGCACAGGCGACCGGCCACCCGTCGGAGACAGGTACCCGGGCTGCGGAGCAGGCCCGATCGCAAAGCCAGGGAGCGGTGCCGGGCACCGAACCGGCAGGTTTGGTCGTGGCACAAGCGACCGGCGTGAGGGCTGCGCAGCAGGCCCGATCGCAAATAGTCATTGCGTTCCAGCCGATCAGCGGCGACAGCGGCGGAGCGGTTCTTTACCAGCAAAAGCTGGTCGGAATCTTGTGGGGCGGTCCGTGCGACGGGCCTCGACAAGCGGCTTACGAAACCCATGCCACCTGTTGCATTTATATCCGGCGATTCCTGGATGGGATCGGTGTGCAGCTCAAACCACGGCGGCCGCCGAGCACCACCCCGCCCGGCACTGCCGAGCCCTTTGCCAGCGGCCCCACGCAGGTTGAGCCGCCCCAGACAGTGCCACCAACATTGCCACAGCTTCCACCGCAGGCGGCCGATTCCGGGCGGCTGGCGGCGATCGAAAAACGGCTGGAGGATTTGGCCGCCAAATTATCGCCGGCGAGCGCCGGACCGGCCGGGGCCCCCGGTGCACGAGGACCGCAGGGTTTGCCAGGACCGGCCGGCAAGGATGCCGACCCTGCGGCTTTGGCGGCCATCGCCCGCCGTGTGTCCGCGCTCGAAAAAAACCTCAAGGGGAAGCTGCACTTCAGCCTGCAAGTCGACTCCCAGACCGGAAAGATTCTTTCGACCTCGAGCGGCTCGCAGTGAGCCGCCCAAACCCCTCTCTTTAGGAGCACTCTGATGACGATCGCGATCGACCTCGACACCCATCTTGCCAGCAACCTGACGGCACTCGCGCAGCAAGGCGTGGCCAACACCAACAACTTCGCCCACTACGCGAACCTTGCGTTCACCAAGGACCTGATGCAGTCGGGCCAGGAAAGTAACGCCGGCATCTTCGCCGGTTTGAACGCGGCCGACCGCACCCCGGTCATCAAGACCGCTGCGAGCTGAGGAGGGCATTACCGCCCGGGGGGCCGGCAGAGCTTGACCTGCCGCGCCTCTGGCCGCAGTGACGTAGAAGGAAAGGTGCCCGATGACCATCAACTTGGATCTCGATACGCAATTGGCGTCCAACGCCGTCGCGCTTGCGCAACAAGCCGTCGCCAACACCCAGAATTTCGCGCACCTGGCGAATCTGGCGTTTTTGCGCGACTTGATGCAGTCGGGCCAGTCGTCGAACGCTGCAATGTTCGCGGCGCTCAATGCGGCGGATAGGACGCCGGTAATCAAGACGAATACGGGGAGCTGAACCGCAGAGACACAGAGAACGCAGAGAAAACGTAATACAAGAACCCTCCGTACCCGCGCCGCGGGTGGCTGCCGCGACGCGATGGTTCAGCAGCTTGCGGCAGCAAGAACGAATAGCCCCTTCAGGGGTTGGGGAACGCATTTTATTTTCTTCCTACCTCCGCGTCCGCGGTGAAATTTCCTAGCGTAACTAGCCATGACCACAGACAACTCCGATCCCAATACTCCCGGCAATGTCGCGCTCTGGTCGGCGGCCAACGCCAACCAGTTGCAGACCGCGCTGGCGAGCGCGGCGGTCCAGGCGGCGAAGAATAGCGATGGTACGCCGGCGTTCCCGAATTTCTCGAACACCCCCATACCGTTTGGCTCGACGATCAATGTGACCAATCCGGCCCCGACCGCATCGGGAGGCAAGCTTGCTCAAGCGGCCCTGGCTGCCTTGGCGGCATTGGGGATGGGCTCGGGAGCGATGAGTCTGCTGAAGCTCAATCAGCCGGCCGTAGCGATCCCGGCCGCGAGTAGCGCGGCACCCGTCCTGCCGACAACACCACCGGCGCCGGCAACCCCGACCGCCGCGGCCGTGCCGCTCGGTCCACAGCCCCCGGCCCCGGCACCGCCCGTAACGATCGAAGGGACTTTGAACTGGGAGTTAACACCCGATGGCGGACTCAGCACCAGCGTCGACCCCGGACCGACCGGACCGAGCGCAACCGGCTCCTGAACCGATAGCGCAAGGACAGGCAATGTTCGTCGCCGCACAACAGGCGTTTCTGGCAGGACAGCAGGCCAAGGCCGCGGCGGCCAATGACGCCGCGGTAGGAGGATCCACCGTGACGAACGTCAACATCGTGCTCGATCCGGACCTGAGCGCGCTTTACAACACGGCCGGTGTCGAACCGGCGTTCCAGGCGAATATCGCCGCGCTCCAATGCGTCCGGAATCTGCAATCCGTGCAGACGGCGCTGGGGCAGATTTTAGCGGCGGTGGCTCCTGCTCCGCCGACACCCGCGCCGACCCCGGCGCCGACACCCGCGCCCGCGCCGACAACGCCGCCTACGCCTTCGCCGGTTCAACCGACCATCCAAACCCCAAGCACGCCCACCCCATGAGCAACGACGTCGATCACCAATTGCGGCATCCCAATGTGCCTCGACCTGCGAGCGCGTGGTCGGAGGCCCAAACGCTTCATGTTGCCGCGGCCTACAGCAATCCCTGCCGTTGGCGGACGCGAAGAGAACTGTTCAATGATTTCCGCCGGCATCTGGCGCCGGCGGCCAACGTGAGGCTGTATGTCGGCGAGCTGGCCTATGGCGACCGTCCGCACGAAGTGACCGATGGATCCCATCCGCTCGACGTGCAACTGCGCACGTCGCACGAACTGTGGCACAAGGAGAATATCCTCAATCGGGTGATCCAGACCTTTCCGCCCGACTGGAAATATGGGGCCTATTGCGACGGCGACTTTCATTTCACGCGCCAAGATTGGGCGCTGGAAGCGATCCACCAGTTGCAGCATTTTGACTTCGTGCAGCTCTTCTCCACCTACTCGGATCTGGGACCAAATCATCTGCCCGGCCAAACCCACTTGGGCTTTGCCTACGCCAACGCGCATCGGTTGGATAATTTCGGCAAATCAATACGCGCCTTCGGTGACGTGCGGACCGAGACCGGCGGTAAGAGCCGACTCCGTCGGCGACAGAGTCGCCTCCTACCCGGCTCAAGCCTCAAGCCTTCCTTCGGGTCTGAGCCTCAGGGGCGAAGACAAGTCTCAGCCGCCTCCTCCGGCTACGGCGGCATCGGCTCGCCTGGCGGTTGCTGGGCGTTTCGCCGCAGTGCCCTGGAAGCGGTGGGCGGCCTCTTGGACATCTGCATCCTCGGGTCGGGCGACCATCACATGGCCGTGGGTCTGGCCGGCCGCGACGTTCCGCACCCCGACATGATGCAAGGGGGCTCGGTCTACCGGCTGGCCATCCGCTCGTGGCAAGAGCGCGCCGCGGGGCTTTCACGCAACATCGGCTATGTCCAAGGACACGCCATCCACCACTATCACGGTCCGAAGGCGAGCCGCGGTTACGGCTGGCGCCCGCGTGTTTTGCGCGCGCACGACTTCGACCCCTATCGCGACCTCTTTCGCGACGCGCAAGGGATCTACCAATTGACTCCGCACAAACCCCGTTTGCGCGATGACATCAGAGCGTACTTTCGATCGAGGAACGAAGATGCGTCGTAAGGCCAGAGGCTTGAGGCTTGAGACTTCCTTACGAAGAAGGTCCAAGCGGACGGCCTGCGGCCGGTTTTTTGCCTTGAAAAAATGTGCCGGCCGAAAGGCCGTCAATGCGAACCGTAGGCGCCGACTCCGTCGGCGATCGTTTTCGGCGACGGAGTCGCCTCCTACCGCCTCAAGCCTGTAGCCTATTAACGGAGACCCTCTCGATGACCACTCAAGCCTCAAGCCTCGGTTCGACCGAGCTCACCGAAGTCAAGCCTCAGGCCTTCCCGATCGGCCGCCTCGGCAAACATCCCGCAAAGCACGATCCGCGGACATTGAAGCTGGCGAAGTATTTGACGACGGCGCTACCCGAGCCGCCGGCAAATGTCGATTGGACGGTCGCGGCCAAGGCCCCCTGGGGGATGATGCTCAACGACACGCTGGGCGATTGCACCTGTGCGGCGATGGGGCACGAAGTGCAGGTGGCCACGGCCAACCATGGCCACGAGGTAACGGTTTCCAACCAGAATGTGCTTTCGGCCTACGAGGCGGTCGGCGGCTACGTGCCTGGGCAGCCGAATACCGACAACGGCGCCAACATGCTCGACGTCCTCAAGTATTGGCGAGCCGTTGGAATCGGCGGCCACAAAATCGTGGGATTCGCCAAGGTCAATCCGCTCGACTGGCTCGAGGTGCGGCAAGCGATCGAACTGTTTGCCGGCATGTACGTCGGCCTGGCGTTGCCACTGTCGGCACAAAACCAAAACTGCTGGTCGCTGTCGGGCGCCGGTCCCAGGCCGTTTGCCGCGGATTTTCAGCCGGGCAGTTGGGGCGGCCACTGCGTCTTTGTGCCGGGCTACACTGCCGAGCCGGCAGGGGCGGCGGGTACTTGGCCGGCCGCCCCTGCGGACGGCCGGGTGGCTTCCGCGACGCGCGGGGCCGGCCGGGTACCTGTCTCCGACGGGTGGCGGCAGCAAGAACAAAACACGCCCGCGGCGTGCCTGAAGTGCATCACCTGGGGTGCGGCGAAGATGATGACCCGCGCGTGGTTCCGGGTGATCTGCGACGAAGCTTACGTCGTCGTCAGCGACGATTGGGCAAATGGTACCACGAGCGCCCCAAACGGTTTGAACATCCAGCAGTTGTTGGCGGATCTCGCCGCGATCGATTGAGGACCAGCAGGTCATGACTAAAGACGATACCAGCGCCGTAGCGGCGCCCGGCGAAAGAGAATTGCGCCGGCCGGTCCAGATCGGCCGCGATACGCTGATGCCGGTCGGCATGGTGCTGGGCATCTTGCTGGGTGTGATCGGCTTTTACTCCTGGCTCGATGCACGCTTCGACGGCCTGGCCGAAAACAATAACGGTCGCTTCACGGAGATCGCCACGGCGCTGCACAGCATGGATGATCGACTCCGTGAACTGGAGGTCAAGCAACACCATCGCTGGGACAGCTTGGACATGAAGGAGTGGATGCTGGAACTGAAGCGGTTGAACCCCGAATTGCACGTCCCTTCCGTCCCCATGGGAGACGGCAACAACGACGTGGCCGCCGGCTTGCGCGGCGATCGCTGAAACGCCCACTGGCCGTCGATTAAAGAGCCGGCACCAAACCAACCTCACGGGAATCGCCATGCAAATTCGCGATCGGATCAAGGAACTACGTCGGGTGCCGGCGAGCAGCTTGCGGCCTAACCCGCGCAACTGGCGCACTCACCCCGCCAACCAACGCGACGCGCTGCGCGGCATTCTGGCGGAAGTCGGCTACGCCGGCGCCCTGTTGGCCCGCGAACTGGCCGACGGCTCGCTCGAATTGATCGATGGTCATCTGCGGGCGGAAACCACGCCCGACGCGCTGGTGCCGGTCTTGGTGCTCGACGTCGACGAGCGCGAAGCCGCCAAGTTGCTGGCCACTTTCGATCCGCTCTCGGCGTTGGCCGAAACCAATGGCGAGGCGCTCGAAGCGTTGTTGGCCGAGGTGGAGACCGAAAGCCAGGCGCTCGGACAACTGCTCGACGATCTGGCCCGGCAGCTCCCCGCCGCGGCCGACGAGTTGGCTTCGGCCGACAAGTCGCTTCCCGACGAATTGTTTCAAATCGTGATCGAGTGCCGTGGCGAGGAGGAACAGCGCGATTTGTTCCAGGAATTCACGGGCCGCGGATTGCGTTGTCGGCTGCTGAATTTGTAAGCAGCATGGAACGCGGTTGGAGAAGATGTCATGCCCGAGATCGACGTGCGTGTGGATTGTCCGGTGTACGACTCGTTTCGCGTGCAGCAGGTGGCCGGCCTGTTCGACGTACCGATCGGCGAGCGGGCCAGTGCGTCGTTCGCCGTGGACGTGCCCGGCGTCGACGAGGAGTGGCAAATCGGACTGATCGTCGGCCCCAGCGGCAGCGGCAAAACCACGATCGCCCGGGCGGCGTTCGGCCAAAGCGTCTACGCCATGCCGCCGTGGCCCAGCGAGCAAGCCGTGATCGACGGGTTTGGCGAGTTGCCGATCCGCAGCATCGTGGGGCTGCTGACGGCGGTGGGGTTGAGCTCGCCGCCGGCTTGGATCAAACCCTATGCGGTGCTCAGCGGCGGAGAACAGTTTCGTTGCGACCTGGCCCGGGCGTTGGCCACGGCGCTGGCCGGCCGCAGCACGGAATCGGAGCGGCCGCTGGTGGTGTTCGACGAATTCACAAGCGTCGTCGACCGGCAAGTGGCGCAGGTCGGTTCGGCAGCGGTGGCCAAAGCGGTGCGTGGCGACCTGGCGACGGTGCGGTTCGTGGCGGTCGGCTGTCATTACGACGTTGCCGAGTGGTTGGAGCCCGACTGGGTCATCGACATGGCGACGCGCAAGCTCGCGCGGAGGCGTCTTCGGCGACCATCCATCGAATTGGAGGTGTTCCGCAGTGGTCGCAACCTCTGGCCGCTGTTTGCGCCGCATCACTATTTGAGCGGAGAGTTGAGCGTCGCCGCGCGGTGTTACGTTGCCCTGTGGCAAGGCCGGCCGGTAACGTTTTGCGCCTTGCTGCCGGTCATCGGCCAACGTGGATATTGGAGATTCAGCCGGATTGTGACACTGCCCGACTATCAGGGAATCGGACTGGGAATGCGAGTCGTCGAGTCGATCGCCGACCTCTACCGCCAGGAGCGGCTGCGAATTGGTATCACCGCCAGCCATCCGGCGGTCGTGGCACACTGCCGGCGGTCGACGCACTGGCGGACGGCGGCGCTACGAAAAACCGGTTCCCGGCATACCGAGCGATTCATCGCCAATTATCGCGGTTCGGCGGGGCGGGCGGTGGTATCGTTCGAATATATCGGCCGGGCGACGGCCGAGCAGCCTGAAACTGCCCCTTAGCCAGCCGCCGACAAGAATTTCACGAATTGAACTGGCGCAACGGAATGCCCAATGGCCGCAAACGAACGCTCGACGAGGCTCAGCGAGGCGAGATCATCGCCGTCGTGACCGTGACCGGCAGCCGGGGCAAAGCCGCTGAATACGTTGGTTGTACGGTCGGCACGATCGACGCCGCGGCCAGGCGGGACGCCGACTTCGGTCTTCGACTGCAGAAGGCGGAACTAGGGCCCGTCATTACCAACTGGAAAAACATCAATGCCGCCGCCAAGGACGTCCGCTATTGGCGCGCCGCGGCCTGGGCCCTCGAACATCTTTATCCCGAGGATTATGCCCTCCGCCGGCCGCGCTCGATGTCGGCCGAGCAAATTCGCCGGGCGCTCACCGAGTTTGCCGGGGCGATTGTCGACGACATCGCCGACGAAACGGTCCGCGCTCAGATCATCGACCGGCTCGACAAGCTGGCCCACGAACTTGCGGCCGAGCCTGACGCGGAGGATTCCGATGAACCTCGATGACTTGCCGATCGGCGAGCGCAGGCGGCTGGCGCGCTGGACGCAATCGCTACGGCGGTTGGTCGCCCAGCGGATCGGCTCGCAAGCATCGACCGAGCAAGGATTGCTCGCCTGGGGTCGCGAGTTGCTGCCGGCCCACTTCCGCCGGCCACCGTCGGGCATGCACCGCTGGCTGGCTGGCCAACTCGATCAACTCGCCGGTTGCCGAGGCGTCAAACTCAACGTCATCGGTCCGCGAGGCGGAGCCAAGTCGACGCTCGTTACGCTGGCCTACGTGCTGCGCGCGGCGCTCGAAGGCTGGGAGCCTTACATCTGGGTTGTCTCGGATACCCGGCACCAGGCCAATCTCCATTTGGAAAACATCAAAGCGGAACTGACCGAGAACCGGCGGATCGTCGACCGCTATGACTTGCACCAGGCACGCTGGCCGGCGTGGCGAGCAGCCGTCGTCGAACTTCCCAACCAGGTGCGGATCGAAGCGCTCGGCGTCGGACAACGTCTGCGCGGCAAACGCTTCCGTGCCACCCGGCCGACGCTGATTGTCTGCGACGATTTGCAAAACGACAGCCACATGGTATCGGCCTATCAGCGGGCACGCTCCGACCGCTGGTTCCAAGGCTCGCTGCTCAAGGCCGGCTCGTCGCAAACCCACTTCATCAACCTGGCCACGGCCTTGCACCGCGACGCCTTGGCCTTGGAATTGCATCGCACGCCGGGTTGGAATTCGCGTCTCTTCCGCTCCATCGAGCACTGGCCCGACGACATGACGCTTTGGCACCAGTGGCAAGCAATCTATGCCAACATGGACGACCCCGCGCGCCAGGAGAACGCTCGCCAATTCTACCTCGAGCAGCAGGCCGAGATGGATGCCGGTTCCGAACTGTTATGGCCCGAGGAGGAAAGTTTATATGCCCTGATGTGCATGCGGGTGGAAGGAGGAACCACGGCCTTCGAGCGCGAGAAACAAGGGTCCCCCTCCAACCCCGATCTGTACGAATGGCCCGAGGAATATTTCGGCCGCGAAATCTGGTTCGACGAGTGGCCGGGCGAGTTCCAGATCAAAACGATTGCGCTCGACCCGAGCAAGGGACGTGATGCCAACGTTGGCGACTATTCGGCCTTTGTCCTGTTGGGGATCGACTCCACGGGAACCCTCTACGTCGAGGCCGATCTCGCCCGCCGGCCAATCGCCCAAATCGTCGCCGACGGCGTGGCCCATTGCCAGGCGTTTCGGCCGGATGCCTTCGGCATCGAGGTCAACCAGTTCCAGGATTTGCTCGGCGATCAATTCGTGGCGGCGTTCCGCGCGGCAGGGCTGTGGGCAATGTCTCCTTGGAGCATCGAAAACCGGATCAACAAACAGGTGCGCATCCGGCGGCTGGGAGCCTACCTGGCTCGCCGCGGCTTGCGATTCAAGTCGCGTTCTCCGGCCACGGCCCTGCTCATCGAGCAGTTGCGAGAGTTTCCGGTCGGCGATCACGACGACGGACCCGACGCGCTTGAAATGGCCATCCGGCTGGCGGGCGAATTCTCGCGCCCCGCCGCCGACGACGGATTGGGCGATCGGCTACCGCTGGGACGATGATCGGCGGCAAATCAGTACCCTACGACACGCACGAACTTGCAGACTGAAATCGACGTTCTCAATTCCAGGAGCAAATCATGACGACTCAGCACAATGGCAACACGCCGCAGGCTTCTGCCAGCGCCGATCTGACGGAGCAGGCCCTGCACGACAAACTGCAGCGCCGATTGGCCGAAGCTTGCTCGGAACTGTGGGACAGCTTTGTCGACCCGCGCGAAGCCTATTGGGACGACGACGGCAGTTGGCTGCCGCTGGCCGTGCCCGGAGGCCGCGGAGCGGGACTTCAATCGCTGTTCGTCAACGAACAACAACTGCGCGAGATCCGCATCGAGTGCCGTCTGTTGGCAGCCACCAACGAATTTGCCATCAACGGCCACGAAAACCGCATCAGCTATCTCGTCGGCCAGGGGCACACCTATCGGGCCACCGTCCGCAAAGGACATGCGGCCGATCCGCGGCTGGTCGCCGAGACGCAAGAAGTTCTCGATGCCTTCTTGCTCGATTCGAAGTGGCACCGCCGGCAGGAGGAGATCGTGCGGCGTTTGGATCGCGATGGCGAAGTCTTTTTGCGGTTCTTCGTCGATTCGGCCGGTGGAACGACGGTCCGGTTCGCCGAGCCCGACCAGGTGGCCACTCCGCCCGATTTTGTATCCGATCCGGCGGCCAGCTTCGGCATACTCACCGACGCCGACGACGTGGAAACCGTCCTGGCTTATTTTGTCGATGGTCGCCGCGTGGCGGCCGCCGACATCCAGCACCGCAAAGCCAATGTCGACGCCAACGTGAAGCGCGGATTGCCGCTGTTCTTTCCGGTCCGAAAAAATCTGCGCCGCGCCGACAAGCTGCTGAGAAATATGAGTGTCGTGGCGGAAATCCAATCGGCGATCGCGCTGATTCGCAAACACCACGGCAGCACGAAAAGCAGCGTTCAGCAATTCGCCGCCGCTCAGACCGATTTGACGGTCACTCAGGCGGGCAGCGGCCGCACGACCAGCTTTCGGCGGTTTGGGCCGGGAACGATTCTCGATGCCCCCAGTGGAATCGACTACGACTTTCCCGCCTCCGGCCTCGACGCCGCCACCTACGTCACGATTCTGCAGGCCGAACTACGGGCCATCGCCAGCCGGCTGGTCATGCCGGAATTCATGCTCACCTCCGACGCGTCGAACGCCAACTATGCGTCGACCATGGTGGCCGAAGGGCCGGCGATGCGTTTTTTCGCCCGGCTGCAGACCGACCTGGTGACCGACGACTCGGAAGTGATGTGGCGGGTTCTGGCCAATGCCGTCGCCGCCGGCCGGTTGCCCGCCGCGGCGTTGACCGAAGTCGAGATTCAAATCTCTCCGCCATCGCTGGCGGTGCGCGATCAGAAGCAGGAAGTCGATATGTATCAGATCGAATATCAGAATGGCATCCTGTCTCCGCAAACATGGAGTCAGCGCCGCGGCTTGGATTATGGCCAGGAGCAGACGAATCTTGCGCAGCACGCCCAGCGGCCGCAGGAGGCGCCCGGCGGCATTGTGCTCGACCCGATTAGCCCCATGGTGGAAAGCATCACGGCGGAACAAGGGTATGACATTGCACTGTGCGTATATGTCATCCTGCGAAAGACAAATGGTTGTTACTATACTATGCGTCAAGAGCGCAACTGTGACCAACGCGGCGTGTGGAATGTATGACACAAAAAATGAGCAGTGGCCTAATAACTGTTCTTGAAGAAATGCTCATATCTGTTAATATCACAAACTATGACAACGCTAGAAAACACACCGATCAATCAAGCCAAGTTGACTCAAGCCGACAGCGCGTGGCGGCAAGTCGTCGAACAAGCGCTGCGGCGCGGTTTCCACGGCTCGGCAGCGATCGAGCTGAGCGTGCAAGACGGAACAATTCAGAACATCCGACGGCGGATCGAACAATTGGACCGTTGATCGCCAGACACACGAATGCCGGAATACCGTAACACGAGTCACTAGGGAAACGGATCGATGCATCGGTGCAAAAAAGCACCGACGCTAAAAAACAACGCCTGGGTATCCCCCGAGCCTGCCGCTCACGCAGGTATCTCACGAGCCCATCTGCCCGCCGCGGTCCCAACCCGCCGGCGAGCAGGTGGGTTTTTCTTTGCACTTTAGGAGAAACGAATGGAAGAGCTCCTGCAGGAATTTGTCGACTCGCGCGGTGTCGAGGTGCGGGTGGATCGCCAGCAAGGTGTGCTCCGCGGCGTCAAGCTGCTCGGTTTGCAATCGCGCAACGGACGCAAGTATTTGCCCGACGCGCTCTCAGCCGCTCGGGCACTCTACGAAGGGGCGCGGGTCAACGTCAATCACGCCAAGGGCCATCCGCTGGCCGCACGCGACTATCAAGATCGCTTGGGCGTGGTGCGCCAGATCGCTTGGCGCAGCGCCGAGGGCTTGTTTGGCGATTTGCATTTCAATCCCAGGCACGCGCTGGCCGAACAATTGGTCTGGGACGCCGAGCACGCGCCGGAAAACGTCGGCCTGTCGCACAACGTGCAGGCCCGCACCGTGCGGCAAGGAGACGACACGCTCGTCGAAGCCATTCTGAAAGTCCACAGTGTCGATCTCGTTGCCGATCCGGCCACCACCGCGGGCCTGTTCGAAGAGGTCCGAACCTCCGAGGCGGCGACCGATGGCCCGGCAGGCGCGGGCGTGCTGCTGGCCAGCGCGACAGCCGACCAGCTCCACGCTTTGCGCCCCGACCTGATCGAGCGGGTCTTGGAAAGCCGGACGTCGGAAATGGCCGGCCTGCGGCGCAGGGTCGATGAGCTGACCGCTCAGGCAACCTTGACCGAGCGGTGGCTGCTGGCGCGCAAACTGCTGGCCGAGTTTCAATTGCCCGACCCCGAACTCCGAGCTGGAGCCGGCGGCAATCTGATCAGTCAGCCATTTTTGGAAGCCCTGTTAGCGGCTGCCGACCCGCAGGCCATGCGTTATCTGGTGGCCGAGCGCGCACAACTCGTCAAGGCGGCGACACAAATCGGCGGTTTGATTCGGGAAGGCAAACCGACCTCGCGCGAGCAACAGTGGGCGGCGCGTCACGAAGATCCAACCGACAGCGTGGAAGCCTTCGTGCGGGCGATTACCTGAAACCACTCGGTGCGGGGCAAGCAGGCCGCGGCTGCCCCGTCCGTCCGAACGATCGTGCGGCAGTGGAAGAAGTTGAAAACCAAATTCCTCATTTCAGGAGCGACGACCGATGACCGACACGATGCGCTGGAGATACGGCGACACGAACCCCGTAGTGACCAAACCCGTTGCCACGGATGTGGCGATTGAGATCGGCGACCTGGTGGCCCAAGACTCGAGCGGGAATGTAACCCCGGCCAAACTTCAAGCCTGGACCACCGATCTGCCGACGACGCAGGGCGCGTTCCACGCTGTCTTTCTCGGCGTGGCGATGCAGCGGTCGCTGGGGAGCGACAACGGAACCATCCGCGTGGCCACGACCGGCGTGTTCGAGATGAACTGCGCAGCGGCCACGTTCGAATTGGGGGATCTCGTCGCGCCGGCCAAAGATACCGGCAATTTGCTCCTCAACCAATCGGTGGTGGCCGTTGGCACCGGCAACGAAAGCAAGGCCATTGGACGGGTTGCCGGCCGAGTCAATCCCGCCGGCACCATCGTGTTGGTTTCGATTTTCAGTACCAAGCTGCTGGGTGGTCCTCAGGCCGCGATGTAAAGCGTCTGTCTGCCCACACGCTGAATTCCAGTTTCTCATCCCTAACTTCCGCATCTTACAGGAGACGACCTGTGATCAAAGCCCGAGAATTGAAACGCCGTTACGAACTCGAAGGACCGGCAAAGGCGGTCGCCCACCTCGGCGAGGCCCTGGCCACGCGGCAAGTGCGACCGGAGGATTTCAGTATTCGCGCCCTGGCCGAAGGGCTTGTGCCCGACGGACGCGAGTGGCTCGATTCGCTCGATCCACGCCGCGGCGGGTTCGTGCAAGAAGCCGGCGATGGCGTCGACGTGACCGCCTTCTCCAACATCACCGGTCAGATCGTCTACACGCGGATCATGGAAGCCTACCAGCGCGAGGAATTCGTCGTGTCGCGACTGGTGGCCACCATTCCCACCCGGTTCGACGGAGAAAAGATCGCCGGCATTGCCGGCATTGTCGACGACATTTCCGAGATTCGTCCTGGCATGCCCTATCCCTCGGTCGGCTTCGGCGAGGATTACATCGAAACGCCGTCGACCACCAAGCGCGGTTTCATCGTTCCGGTGACCAAGGAAGCGATCTTCTTCGATCGCACCTACCAGGTGCTTACCCGCGCGGCCGAAGTCGGCGAGATTCTGGGACTGAACAAAGAGAAGCGGCTGCTGGACGTCGTGATCGGCGTGACGAATAACTACAACTGGAAGGGGACGCTGTACAACACCTATCAAACCGCGACCCCCTGGATCAACACTCTGGCCGCGAATGAGCTGGTCGACTGGACCAACGTCGATAACGCCGAACAGGTGTTCGCCAATATTCTCGACCCGAACACGGGCGAGCCGGTATTGATCACTGCCAGCCAGGTGCTGGTCTGCCCGCAGTACCATGCCGCGGCCCGACGAGTGTTCAACGCCTCGTTGATCGATTACACCACGCTGGGGGGTCCCACGCGCACCCGGGTCGAAGCCGACCTGCTGCTGCGGCAGCCGAGCTATCAGGTCCAGGAAAGCCGGCTCATGTACCGGCGGCTGCTGGCGGCCGGCGTCACCAATCCTCAGGTGACGTGGCTGCTGGGCGATTTTCAAAAGGCGTTCGCCTACATGGAAAACTGGCCCATCACGGTGACTCAAGCCACGCAAAACAGCGAAGCCGAATTCACGCAAGACGTCGTCGTGCGTTTCAAGGCCAGCGAGCGCGGGGCCGCGGCCGTCCTCAATCCGCGCTATGTCGTCATGAGCACGAGTTGAGACCGATCGTGGTCGAACGTGCGACCAGCCGCGCCGCACGTTCCGCGCTATGCAAAAGCGAGCGCTACGGAGACATCCGGCTCGCTCGAGCGCAGGGGCAAGGCGTCGGCAAGTAATTCGCACCTGACAGGCGGCGTGCCTTGCCGGGTGATTCGCGATCTTTTTTGAGGTGGAAGAACGATGACATCCGACTTGGATCAGATTGCCGCGATCAAGAGCAACACTTTGGCTCAGATGGTCGACGTCTCGACCGAGCGCAAACCAAGTTATTCCGAAAACGGCCAAAGCTTCAGTTGGACCCAGTATCTCGACCACCTGCAAAAGCGCGTCGAGTGGTGCAACCAAATGCTGGCCGCAGTCCAACCCTTCGAGATCGAGTCGCGAGGTATCGTCCAGTGACTTTCGATCCGGATATCGCCGGCGATCTGCTGCTAGTCGACGGCGTCGAAACGATCACGCTGGCGGGCAGCAGCACCGTAACCGTCGCTGGCGCCAAACGCGGCCAGTCGACAACGGCCCAAACTCCGTCGGCTGGCGGCGTGTCGGAGCCAACGGAAATCGTGTGGCTGCTACCCGACGTGAACCTGGCCGGAGTGACGCCCAGGCTCGGCGACAGCATCACCGACGTCGGTGGAACGGCCTGGACCATTACCAGCGCGAGTTATAGCCCACTGGCGCAGGTGTGGCGGGCCAACACTCGCAAACAACGTTGAAAGAGAATCATGAGCCAAAGCATTCCGACACCACTGACTCCTTTCAATAACCTCAGCGATGTGGCCAACGCCGCGACCGCCAGGTCGAATCTGGGGCTGGGGACCGCCGCAACGCATGCCTCGACCGACTTCGACGCGGCCGGTGCCGCTTCGGCAGCGCAAACCGCCGCCGAGGCGGCCAGTTGCCAGCGGGCCAGTAATCTGTCGGATGTGGCCAGTGCATCGACCGCGCGGACGAATCTTGGACTGGGGACCGCCGCCACGCAGGCCGCGGGCTCGGCGGGTGGAGTGGCGACGCTCGACGGATCGGGTCACCTCACGTCGTCGCAAATCCCGTCGGCGCTCGTCGGCGCCGTGGTCTATCAGGGCGTGTGGAACGCGAGCACAAACTCGCCGGCCTTGACGAGCGGCGGCGGAGGCAGTTCATCCAAAGGTTTTTACTATGTCGTATCCGTCGCTGGAACGACGACGCTCGATGGCATCGGCGTTTGGAATCCTGGCGATGCAGTGATCTCGGACGGGAGCGCCTGGGAAAAGATCGACGGCGTGGCCAGCGAGGTCCTCTCGTTCAACGGCCGCACCGGAACCGTTACGGCGCAGAGCGGCGATTACACGGCCAGCCTGGTGGGGCTTGGCAACGTCACGAACAATTTACAGCTCGTCGCGGCCAACAATCTGAGCGACCTGGCCAATGCCGCCACCGCGAGAACGAATCTCGGCTTGGGGACCGCGGCCACGCAAGCGTCGACTGCGTTCGACGCCGCCGGCACGGCTTCGGCTGCGCAAACCGCCGCCGAAGCCGCCAGTTGCCAACGGGCCAGCAACCTGAGCGACCTGGCCAGCGCCGCGACAGCCCGGACCAACCTCGGGCTCGGCACGGCTGCCACTGCGGCCTCAAGCGCTTTCGACGCGGCCGGCGCCGCCGCGGCTGCACAAAGCGCGGCCGAGGCGGCCTGCTGCCAGACGGCGAACAACCTGTCGGACGTGGCCAACGCGGCAACGGCCGCCACGAATCTGGGCCTCGGCACGGGCAACTCGCCGACCTTCGCCGGCGTCACGGCAACCGGACCAGTGACGGCAACCCACTTCCTCGGCAGCGGCGTGCCCACCGTCGCGGCAGGGGCTGGCCTGGGAACAGGCGGGAGTGCCTCGATCTCCGGCACCGACGCGAGCATGCAAGTCACCGTGACTGGCGGCAGCAGCTCGCCCGGCGGCGCGCTGTTTACCGTGACGTTCGCCAATGCCTTCGCCTCGGCGCCCTATCCGAC